GTCCTACTCGCGTAATGACTGTATCAAGTTCATGGAACGTAAGGTTCTGCATCTCGTCTACAATAATAATAGAATCATCAAACGTGGATCCACGAATAAATGATGTAGATTCAAAGTCAATTTGCCGAGCCGTAGTAAGTTTGTTATACGCTCCTACATCACCAAATAGTTCAGCACAAATATTCTTATATGGAATATTGTACATATCCTTTTTTTCGTCCACTGTACCTGGAAGAAAACCAATGTCTCTTGTTGGTACAACAGATCTAATTATTACAATACGACGGAAGAAAGATTCTTTAGGATCAAGAAGTTCTTCTAGCGCCATGTAAAGAGCTATAAAAGTTTTACCCGTTCCTGCAGTTCCAGCCAAGACTAGATTATCATTATCTTCCCACGCTTCAAAAGCAATCTTTTGATTTTCAGTAATAGGATCATATTGTAACAGATCATCAATACGAACTGTAAGAGAATTATTCTTTCGATGTTTACTCATACTATGTTTTTATTGTGTTGTCACGACCAGATCCAGATTTTACTTTATTCAAAACTTCTTTCCATCCATCATCTGTTTTGCTCAAAGTACTTCCTGTTCCGGATACAATCTTTGGTGTACTTAGTACTTGAATTACGTCTGGCATAGTATCTAAAGTCTCCTGTAATTCATTCCAACTACATGTAACTTCCCAGGTATCTCGAGTCTTAATATCTTTCAATGTGTATAAAGGCATAATGTTCTTTCTGTAAATCGGCCGACTAGTCATGCTAGTCGACCGTCTACCTCCTATTGCAGTGCTTGTTGTTTCTCAGCGATATAGTCTTTGAGATATTCTCTCTTTCGACTTATTTTAGTAGCTAGATCAGTTTTGCCTTTCTTTTTGAGCTTGGTGATATAGGTTTCTAATTCAATAACATCTTGTTTAAGTCTATCAAACTGAGCAGTCAATGCAATCTCCTGTTTTATTATTATTTTACATGATTACTATTTAACGATAAGTTTTGGAAAAGCCTCCTCTACAAGTTTCTTGGTAATTCCTTTTGCTAATGCTTTCTTATCTTTCATAAGAATAAGAAGCTCAGCATCTTTTGGGTGCACACCTTCAAGAATATCAATGAACATACGTTCACGCTTAAAGCCCATCATCTGATCACCCACAAGTCCTTTAACGAAGTATTTAAACTTCTTATGTTGATTGTGTAATGTGGAAGGTACAGTTTCTTCCTTGGCTGGTTCATACGGAGGATCACCAGGTGGTAATGACCACTGGACCAGTTCGTCGTATGCGCCGCGGAGTAAGTCTTTTAAAGCCCAAGACTCGTTTTCACGAAGGACGTTTATTTTATCCTGTTTCGTTTTTGCTTTTGAAGCAAGTTCAATTACTTCGTAGATGTGTTTCGTTCTAGTCTTCGTAACCATTTAGATAAAGTCCTCAATATCTTCAATCAATCGTTTACATCGTTTAGCCACTAGGTAAGGAAAGACCTTTCCCTTATTATCATATGTATCTTGGCTTTCAAATGTATTTATAATTTCGCTTTTTAGAACATCAGGCGTTTCGTTCAAATCAATTAATTTTTTGTTACGTAAATAGTTACGATATATTTCTTGGCCTTCAGACTCAGGATTTTCTATTAGTTGATCGAGTAACTTTTGACGGAGAGGAGTTTGACGTATACCTTCGACAAAAACATTGTCACCAGATAAAACATTAGGTACACCGTCAGATGTATCGCCTCTGAGAATAAGTTCCATTAACTGTTTCCTAGGATGTTCTATCTTTATATATTTCTTTGTCATAGGAGAATACTGTGACACATTGTCAAATTTCTGCAACTGTGCAAAGTCTTTATCAGCAGATATAATCATAACTTTTTCGTATTGACCAAACTCCTGTGTGTTGTAACAAAGTTGGCCAATAATATCATCAGCCTCACATCCGTCGATCTTTAATGTTTTATAGGGGAAGTGATCGCCAAGTTCTTCAAACACAAGGTTAGTGATACGAAATACTTCGTCCCAATCCATACTTGATTTCTTACGACCAACTTTACGAGCTGCTTTGTAATTAGGAAATGCTTTGTAACGCCAGTTGTTACCTGCGTCAGAGGCAATAACAACTTCGCCAAAGTCTTTATGAAAACGTTTACGGTACATACGAATACTGTTCAGTATCATATGCCTAACCATGTTTTCATCTATGTCAAGCTTTTGTGTAACAATGTTTCCAATAGCTATTCCATTATAATCAATAATAATCATTCCAAACTCCATTCATATTAAGTTTATTCTACCACAGTTTCATCTGATTGTAAACCTAAAATATGCTTTCGATGTATTTTTCCTCCAATAAATGCGTTATAGTATTCTTCTGGTTTGAGCAATACATCAAGCTCAAGTTGATACTTCATTTCATAATAAGAACACTGACCTTTGGTCTTACATAACTTAAGTATCTCACGATGAAATGCATCAGCACCGTTCTCTTCTACGAGTAACTGTACTTCTTTACTAGATCCGAAATACTTACGCCAGTCAGACTCAGCTCTTGTCCTGACTCTGCGTTTTCTTGCTTTAGTTTTTGGTAAAATTTTCGGTTTCCAGAAAAACTTCTTACCGATATATTTCATACCAGTTGCTTTTTCTGTTATTTGATATACGAATCCTTGATACTCTTCTGGAGTCTCGTCAAATTCTTTTCCATTATAATGCCACATAAGGCTATTTATTATTCGTCTATAGTTTCTTCAAAGACTGATTCTTCACCACACATAGGACAAAACATTGGGACTTCGTCTCCTTCTTCTAATAAGACGTAAGTTTCCATGTCACAAACGTCACACTCGGTCCAATATTCTTTATCCATTTAGCTTCCCCATCCAGCAAACTCTTCTTTGTTTTTCATACGCTCATGTCTAGTTGGTAAATAACTTTCCGTTTCTCCTAAACACTCCCATCCTGTTTCAGCTAGCCATTCTATTAATTGAGTCTTACTTCCAAACTTCATTGAACATACATCACCATTATTTGGGTTTAGTATTGTGTAGTTACTCATGTTCGCCACCAGGAGCTCTGGTGTTGTATTTCATATGTGCAGGATATTTATCAGCTTGGTCGTGTACTATGGCAGTTATAAAGATTCCGCAGACGACTAGAACATGTCCGCCTGCCGCCCAACCAAATATGTATGGGTTGCTCATAAGAGCAGCAAAGATGCCGCTCCACATAACTGACAGAATCAAAAATACCATCAATCCAAGTTGAGGTGGCAACTTACGTAGTGGTGAATGTTGAATAGTCATGATGCTATTCCAACTATCTTTTATCATATGAGGTATTGCTATTGGCGGAAAAGCTTTTACACTATTTTTCATTGTACATCACCCATTGACTGAAGATACTCAATAACTTCTGCACGTTTATTTTCTTTCTTTTCTCTATAAGCCATCTTTGTCCCTTTGACCATTTTCTTACTATTGGTGAGCCATAGGTCCATGAGCTCAGGTGTCCACATTGAGTTCTCTTCAGACCACGCTAAAAACTTCTTACTATACTTGTAACCTTCTGCTTGTGCAGTTCCTCTGTTCATTATGTTCCATAAGTTAGGACCGGTTCCATTCTTACCACCTTCTTTGATTGAGTGGCAAGATTTACATTTATTAAATGATTTGTCTGCTGCGACAGGTGTTGCTAACATTAGTAATAAAATTAGTAATCCTGGTGTTGATAGTAATGTAAGTTTTTTTAATCTCATGTGCGATTTCCTCTTAATGCAAAGAACAATCCACCTACCCATAAGAATACGTGTAAATTGTCGTATAAAATTACGTCAGTTAAACTCTCTGGTTGTCCTATCCAAATAACACCAGTCATTATACAACAAATAGTAATACCACTAAATCTCGTAATAACGTCGGCCAGTGCTTTCAAAGGTTTTGCTAAAAGAAGTCCTCCAGCCAGTAAACCTAGTCCAGCGCCTAGTTCACCATAAGTAACAAACCACCACACTAAAGCAGGAAGTTCAAAGGCCTCTGCATCATCTACAGAGAAAGGAAGTTTAGATAGGCCTTGTTGAATAAAAACAACAGCCAACGGAACACGAAGTAACCAATGGCTTAAACAAAAATCAGGTATTTTAGAAAGTAATTTCACAGGCGCCTCCTACGCATGCTGCAGAACCAAGTGTGTCTACATCTACATATTTTTTAGTTTCAAGTTGAGAAGCAAAATCTACTGGAGCAAGGTTCTGTTGAATCTTAGTCCATTTGTGTAAAAGGAATACGTCCTTCAAGCAATACTCAGCTTCTTTTGTATCGCTCATAAAATAATTATCCGCAAACTTTTTAAAACGACGAATCCATTCTGCGCGAATATCAGAAACTTCTCCGTGATTATCATCTGGTAGTTGAGCTACAGAAGTAGCTTCCCACAAGTCGTTAAATCCTTTACGTGTATCTACAATTAAACCAGCTGCAAACAATGCAGCCTTGCCATATTTATTCACTATCTGTTCTTCGGTCAAGACTTCTGTCATAGGTGCTTGATTAAAATCTTTATCACCTGATCCACCAAGGAAGGAGATACCAGCATATGCACCACGATTTTCAAAAACATAGTCTTCTACTTCACGCCACTGGTGATCCATGACTGTTACAGTATTTGAAACATTATGGCGTAGCTTAGGATGTGCACATAGCTTTTCGTTTGTACCAAACTCTACCCAGTTGTTTTGTACACTGCTTACTTTTTCTAAAAGCTTGGTACCATATAGTTCTTCACGATATAATGAACCTTCTGGTGAGATAACAGGAAACGCAACAACGTAGTCAGTTTTACCTGCAGACCATACTGATTCTTCTACCATGTAAGGATTTGTCTCAGCGATTAGTTGTGAAACTTCTGATTCCTTATTCAGTTGCACGTGTCGTAGGTAACGCGGTGAGTGTTCTGAGTGAATGCCAGAGGCAGTCTGCAACAGCACAGAAGCATTGCCAGATGGTTTAACACAAGTAGTACGAGCAGCTTGATTTATGCCAATTAATTCAGCAACATCTTTATTGACTTGCTTTACGATCTCTGCGCCTTGTCTTTGGATCTCTTCATCAAAAAGAACTTCAGGGTTATTCATCCATCCTGTAATCGAAACACCAAGTAATGCTTCACGCTCAAAGATCTTACGAGTTGTATTAGATACATATTCAAATTTAGTATAGCCCGCTTGGAGTGTACCAAGAATAGCTGCAGCACGACATGCTTTGAAAAACTCTTCTTTGCTTGTACATTTACCGCCATTGATTTCTGTGAGGTTACAACCTTGCCAGCCGGACTTACCATTAAGCTGTGGGTACATGCCAATCTCAACACATGGGTTTGTAGTAAAGTCTTTGTCCTCAACGAAATAAAAACCTGGTTCGCCAAACTCTTTGATTGATGTCATGAGATTAGAGAACTCTTCCTTTGTAACTTCATTACGAACAATCACGGCTGAGTTATTTGAACGACCACGTTGTGGATTATCAATGAACCAGTTACCAGTTTTTGCTTTCATCATTTCTGTATCGTCTGGTGAAAACAAACAAATTGTTGCTGAACGACGAACACCACCAGATAACACTGCATCAGCAGCATGCATAGCAATATCATATACTTCAATTGGTTTCAATGTGTTACGACCAGATAGAACGATGCCTTGTAACATATGTTCAATCTTATCTAATGTACGACGTAATGGTTCTGGTCCTGGAGCTTTAAAGCCACCAGAAATCATAGCACCTCTTGGACGAATCGCTGATAGGTCAAAATAAATCTTGCGGCCTTCAAATTCTGGATGAGTGCCACCACCAACAAAATAAGAAGACATTAGAACTGAAAGAGAATCTGCCCAACCTTCGATTGAATCTTCTACGTTAAAACCTTTTGCTTGCTTCTTACGTTCTTGTAACTTAGGCATATTTTCAACGTGATGATTTTGTACAGAGAATCCAGCACCTGCACCACAAAGCAAAATATAAAATAACTCACCAAAGAATGCTGCGCGGTCTGCATATGTAGAGGTACAGTTGTACATCTTCATAGGTTTCTTCAACAGTTGCTCACCACCAAACTGAAGAGCACGTTGTGCACCAAGAGCATACTTTAATTTGTAAAGGGATTCAGCTTCATCAATTAGCTGTGATAGTTCAGGAGACATTTTCTTTTTATAATATGTACGATGCATACCCATAACACGAGTAACTGCTTCTTCCCATGTTTCATAACGCTCGTTGTCTTCGTCCCACCTACTATAACCTTCATAAAATTTAGTATCAGACATCATTGCACGTGTATTTCTGTCTGGATTGTTTGGGATGAGTTTGAGCATATTTTGATTCTCCTAGAAAACAGCATAAAAAGATACAACACGCTGAGACAGCATGCTATATATTGTTAGTCATATTGATTTGGTAGTATTATATATTAGTTTTCAGATTTGTAACACCCCTAAAGTGAAAAAAAATAAAAAAAATAAATTATTATTTTAGGGGTTTACTTTCTGGAAAAACTGTATATAATTTAAAGGTATCCTTTAAGGTGGATGGAGTATCACTCAGGTTTCATCGCACCGTCAAGAGCATCTTCTGCTTGCTTATAGTAATTTTCATAAGCTAAGATAATAGCTTGTTGTTGCTGAACCATTGCTCGAATATCACTAAAATTCAGACCAAGATTCTCGTAACCTTCGCCGTTGATACCAAATATAGCAATAGGTTGACCAGTGCCACGAAGCTCTGTGAGTTTTTGTTCTAAATTTTCTTCTGTGATAATAACCCAATCTACTGGACGCATATTGAGTTCATCTACTGGAGGTAGAGTGAGTTGTGGTTTTTCTACCGGTTTAGCACTAACCGTTATTTCCCGCGGCATCTGCGGTTTCAGACTGCACCCCATCAGGGTTAGGACCAGGCCAAAGCCAAGGGCACTCTTTATTAAATTGTTTCGCGTCAGTTGCATTTATTTCATCCTCTGTTAATTCCGCTCCAGACAATATTTCAAAGCACCGGCCGGCGTTTACAGTTCCTCTGTTAATCGCTCGTTCAATGCTATCAGTTTTCTCAACTGCTAATAGGCCTAAGTCCATATCGGCGAGTTTACTTGATAACCTACTGTTCTGTTTACGGATATCCGCATATGCTTTATTTATTTTATTATTTTCTTCCATTGCAGCAGCATAACTTTCTTTTAAAGAAGTCAAAGCTTCTTCGTTCGTTGCTACTGCTATTTCAAGTTTGGCATTATTGCCAGCTAAAACACGAATCGTTTCTTGAGTCGTTATATAATATGTATACGCGCTGTAACCAGCAACGCTCAAGGATCCGATTATGAATAGCATTAGATATAATCTAAGCATCTTTCTGATCTTCCATATGTTTTCTAAATCGTTTTAAAAGGACTGGATGTTTGTCTTTCCTTCTACGGCGATCCGTCACTTGAATAGTTTTAAATCTAGCCGTTGGAGGTAATGCAACCGAGGCGTTACCGATTGATGTCGCTGGAGATTCTTCTTCTACTTTTTTCATTAGATTAACTCATCAACTGTTACGTATACTTTTTGGTTTGTTTTTATATGAATCGCTTCATATATATGCATTCCAAATACATCACCAACCGGATGAGCATCTTCACCAACACGAACACCGTCGTTTGGCTTTACATATTCATCCAATGTTTTGCACAATAGTTTTTCATATCTTACTTTATAAGTTCCTGGAGATAGCCTGCCATCTTCAAGAATAAACCACTGTGATGACTCCATCATAATATCACTTGTGTCTAGACCCAGGTCTTTTAGACCCTGTTCTAGTTTTGCATCTTTTATATTATAATGGTCTTTCAGCAAGTAAAGAGCCGAGGCATAGGATCCGACCTTGCCTGCTGGTATTAATTTTTTGATATTGAAAACGAGTCTATGGAAAGGTGTATAGGCATCTCTTTCTTCTGCTGAGTCAGGTCGCTTTTGCTTCTTACCTTTTTCATCAATAAGCCCGAGCTCGAATGCCTTAGTGTCCTTAAAACTTGTAACAAGCAACTTAAGGAATCTAAAGGTGTAAACTAAATCACCAGCTCTTTTAATAATGCTCATTAAATTTTCCTCATCAGCTAAGTTTTCTTTTTAGCCACAGCACCACAGCATATACAACTATTGCATAAACCGTGGCTATTCCAATATCAACCAGGTGTTCGCGCATATGATATATGAATTGAATTCCTGCTTCTGCATCACTCATTAAATTTTCCTTAGTGCATCTACTACAGTCTGATCCATAGTGATATTTGTGTACTGATCATTTCGAATATAATTTAAAAATATTAAAAAAGGTTTTACAATTCGCCAGTGTTTATCGCTAAGTCTTAAGTCTAAAATATTCAAAGCGGCCTCAATACCAAATACGTTAAAGACAACAATCAAATGATTTAAAATCAAACGTTCTGGCAATGTACCTGTTTCAATATAACGATTACATAATCTTTTTATATATTTGAATCTATTTAAATCCTCTGTAAATTCTTCTGCGTCGATATACTTTGGGTTGTAGTAATTCTTTGCAGCATATATAAACAGATTGTCGTCTGATAATTCAATTTTCATTTTCAATACCTAATTAGACTATTCAAGTCTATTTAGGCGTTCTTAAAAGCTTCTAAGTCTTCTAACATTCCAGCTTTTGTTTTACGACGATCTAACTCGATTCCTACAGTTCTACCGTATTCTTCAAGTTCACGTTTGTTCATCTTACAAGTACAAGGATCACAATTACAATCTTCGCAATCACAACCTTCGTCATTTACATACATCTCTAACTTATCATCAGACATTACGTGTGATACAGGTTCAGGCGTCGACGGAGGTGGAGCAGCTGCGCTGCCATCTCCAAAAAAATCTGCAATGAATGATTCTGGAATCTTTTGAGATTTTAACAATTCACCCGTTCTTGGGTCGATCCATCCTCTTACAGTGGGATGTGAGCCTTTAGGTCCTCTTATAGCCATGATTATATTATCCTTTATGCTTCGGTTGATTTAATTGGTTTCTTGTCTCCGCTCTTATTGTCGTTCGTACGACCAGGTCCTACCTTTACGGCTGCTGCTGCATTTTTTATTGTATATGCTGCTGCTTTAGCACCGTCAATACCAGAGTCATTTCCGCCAAGACCACCATGTTTTGCAACAAAATCTTTTTCTCCTTGAGACGCTTTTGAATCGATAGCTTCAGGATCTGTTGCCCCTTTTACATGGTCCTCACGACTTCCTGCTTTTTCCATGATGCGGTCAAATATTGGTCGTCTTGATTCTTGCTTTTCTGACATTTCAGTATCTTTACTATTGTCTTTTATTTCAGGCTTAGTGTTTACAACTTCTTTATCTTTTTTCGTTGATTTAGAAATTGCTTTCCTGCGCTTGTGTAAAAACTTATCACTCGCATCAACGTCTCCATCGTTATCGATGTCTTTGTCTTTGCGGTCTGAGTGTTTACCTTTTAATTCTTTTTTATCGACAGGATCCATTGCTTCCTTAGTAACAGAATCTTTTATATCTTTTTCCAAAGATTTTGCCTGACCGCTATGTGCCTTTACAGCTCCTTTTAGCGCTTTAACAACTTTCATAACACTTGATTCATCATCTTTATCAAGTGCTTCGTTCTTACCAGGAACTTTAAAAGGCGCTTTTGGCAGTGTTACTGCAGCTTTACCTTTTTCTGATGAAGCTGATGCTTTTGCTAGCTTCTTTGCTAACGCTGCTTTTTGGCTTTCTTGGACCTCGGCCCAAGCTGCCGCAACATTTTTTATGTCTTTAGTTTTCATGTTTGTTTCCTTTTACATCCAAACTTGGGCTGCGATTGATCCGGCAACAGCTATAACTGCTACCCAGAATAATTTGTTTATAATACTTACAGTATGAGCGTTGTCTCTCACCTGTTCTTCTATACTATCAAGCTTCTTACTAAAATGATTCATACGATCCCAACCATTGTCTTGGGCCTCTTTTATAGTAGCAATCTTTTCTTCGGCCCGTGCTAAAGCGATCATGGCTTCGGTAAGATTATCCAGCTTTTCCTCAATTCTGTCTAGGCGACCATTAGTAGTCATATTTGTTTCCGGTGTTACTTCTAGAGATGGTTTCATAGTTCTACCAGCTTTATCCTATTTATTACCCACCGAACTCGTGGCCTGCGACTCGCTTCATCTGTTTATTAAATTCAGACTGCGATGGTTTTTCTTTATAAAGCTTGATAGAAATTCCAGGACGATCTTTACCCTTGATTCTCCAGTTGTAGCCTTTATCTTTATGCTCCGGTTTAGTTGTCTTTACAACTCTACGCTTATAACCTGTTTCCCATGACTCAGAACCTTCTTTCATTTTATTTGTTTTTCTAAACTTTGCGAGATCTTTATCAGCTTCTTTTCGTCTTGCTGTAGCAGCAGCGGCATCTCTTTGACGATCTGCATCTGTTCTACCACTAGCTTTATTGACTACCTTTAGTAGCCTATCTCTTGCTGGTCCTTCTTGAAAAGATTTAAACGATTGCATTAGCTATCTACCTTTGCTCCACTGCGCCACTGGTAACAAGACCAGTATTTTGCTTTATACTTTGGACCTGGATTATCACAACCATGTCTTGCTCTAAAAGATTTTCTTCGAGCTGGATCATCTCTCTTGATCTCCATGTTTGGATCTCCGAAGCGAACAACTACAACTTTATCATTCGGACCCATTGTGTATACTTTAAACTTCTTATTAGGATTTTCAGAAGTACGAATAGGATCGTTTAGTTTAACTTTCTTACCTTGATACTCTGCTTCAGTAATCTCCATATCTTCGTACAGATTACATTCTTCACAAACCTGATCAATCTCATCGGCCCTATTCTGCTTGAACGTTTTCATTATTAA